TAGCGGTTGAAGATGTTTCGTTATCTTTGGTTGTGGTAGTACCTTTGGGGTACTATCGCGGGGTGTAGCAGTGGTAGCTTTTCACTTTGACTTGGTGAAGGTCGGTTGTTCGATTCAGCCCCCCGCAACTATGAGTATTAATTTAAATTTGACACGATTATGAACATTCTTACATTAAGCATCAAACAGAAGTATTTCGATGAAATCTTAGCAGGCAAGAAAACCCACGAATACCGCGAAATCAGACCAACCAACGCTAAGAAGTATATCACTTACCTATGTGGCGGTAAAGAATATCTGGCTGATGCAGAACTGCCTGAAGAGGGTGAAATAGAATTAAAGCCTATCAAGTACGATGCAATCAAGCTTCTGACAGGTGCATATACAGGTAAACGTCCTTATATTATCGTTGAAGTGAAAGCAGCAGAAGCTGTTATTCTCACAGATGAAAACGGTAATGATATTGTTTACGAACATCAAGGTGAAGAATATCTCGCAGCCCAAATGGATTATACCTTGGGTAAGATATTAGAGAAACATATAGACTAATTGTACAACTTTTAAAATTAGAAAGCTGAGTCGCAAGAAGAATTAACAGAGTAGCCGGGCCTCGCAGAAATATGAACGGTGCAGGGGCTGGTGGTAGATTGGTTGCCAATCGTAGAGGTACAGCAAGTGCCACACAGTTAGGATCACGCAGACAGCGTTACAGTGACCTTCGTACTTCATTTGGTTTAAGTGGTGGTTAGCTATGAACAAGGTAGAACAAGCGAGCCGTTATATAGACCTCATTCGGGTAAAATCGAATGAGGCTTTACTGTTTTTATCACTTGGTAAAGATTCGCTTGTTCTGCTTGATTTAATCTATCCGAAGTTTGACCGGATTGTTTGCGTGTTCATGTACTTTGTCAAGAATTTGGAGCATATTAACCGTTGGATAAACTGGACTAAAGCCAAGTATCCGAAGATAGAGTTTGTTCAAGTACCACATTGGAACCTTACTTATATTCTCCGTGGCGGTATGTATTGTGTGCCAAATCCGAAAGTAAAGCTATTGAAGTTGGCAGATGTGGTAAAGGCTATGCAGCTTACTCATGGAGTTTATTATACATTCTTGGGCATGAAAAAAGCTGATGGTATGAATCGTAGGCTTATGTTGAAAGGGTATGAGGTAAATGGTTACGAGAATAACGGTATGGTTTATCCTTTGGCTGATTGGACACAAAAGGATATTCTTGCTTATATGAGGCAGCACAATTTACCTGAACCAGTTCGGTATTCATTGAAAGCCAGTTCGGGAGTAGGTTTCAATCTTGATTGTATGCTTTGGATGGAGAAGAATTACCCGCAAGATTTACAGAGAATTTACAGAGTTTTCCCGATGGCTGAAAGAGTGCTTTGGGAGTATCATAATCAACAAAATTAATAAGGAGAATTGCTGAGTCAGAAAAAGAAAGACAAGAGAACAGATATATGCTCAGGCAGAAAGATTGAGCGAAGCTAACTGGAGAAGAAAAAATACATGGAGTAGCAGTGCCGCAAGCAGGCGTGCAAAACAATCTCGTGATAATCTTATAGCAAGAGCCGAAAGGAATACTCTTCGGCAGAGAGGTTTCGGTCTAAGTAATGGCTAATATGGAATTATCAAAATACATAAAGAGTGAATCGGTGGAACTTAATCGTTCTGCCATTCACTTTGCGGATTATAATCCCCGAAAACTATCTGATGAATCACGTAAGACACTGAAACGTGGCATCAAGAAATTCGGATTGGTAGGTGGAATAGTTGTGAATAAGCGTACCGGGCTTACCGTAGTTAGCGGACATCAACGTTTGTCTGTCATGGATGAATTGCAGAAGTTCCCCGATAATGACTACCGTATTCGTGTCGATGTCATAGACGTGGACGAGCAGCAGGAAAAGGAGTTAAACATTCTAATGAACAACCCTAATGCACAAGGTACATGGGATTTTGACGCTCTTGCCCGTATTGTTCCTGATATTGACTGGAAAGATGCAGGTCTGACCGATGCAGACTTGAATATGATTGGTGTCGACTATCTTTTGCAGACCGAAGAGGAAAACTCTATTGCGGATGCTTTGTCTGATATGATGGTCCCAGTTTCCGAACAGAAAGAAGCCGATAAAGCCGCCAAGCAGTTGGAACGTGCCGAAAAGGTTGCCCACATGAAAGAGGTCAAGCAACAGGTTAAGGAGAAAGCACAGAGGCAAGCCGAGAATATGGATGCTTATGTAATGCTTTCCTTTGATACCTATGAAGCAAAAGCAGCTTTCTGTGAACGTTTCGGCTATGAGCCGGACATGAAGTTCATAAAGGGAGAAGTGTTCGATGAACAAGTGGAACGGGTAGATTGATATGAGCAATAGTGAATCTCAAAACAGAAAAGGTAAGGGAGGGAGAAAGCCCAAGTTTGACTACACAAGCGAGGACTTTCTTTCTCTCGTGGAATCGTATGCCAAAAAGGGATTCACTGATAAGGAGATTGCTCATGCCATTGGATTGTCACCGCAAAAATTTAGTGAAAAGAAAAGTACATACAGTGAATTAAGTGATGTCCTTTCGCGTGCGCGTTGCACGATAAATTCTCTTGTACGTGCTAAATTTCTTGCAATGGCTCTTGGTGGCATAAAAACTAAGAATACCACTGTTCGGAAATTGCGAGATAAGGAAGGAAATCTAACCGGTGAAGAAGAGGTACAAGTTGTAGAAGGTGAATTGGCTCCCAATTTAAGTGCTCAAATGACTTGGTTGTATCATTACGATGAAGACTGGAGAAAAGTTGAACGCAAGCAAGATGAAGATGCCGACATCCCTACAGATATTGACCACGGTATCACTATTGATTCTTGGATTAAAGACAAGCTGAAATGATAGTACCCCAAGAAATATATCATCCATTATACACCGATACGGAAAAGTTCATTATTCTCATTACTGGTGGTCGTGGCTCCGGTAAGTCTTTCAATGCTTCTACATTCATAGAGCGTCTTACTTTTGAAATGACTCCTGTAGAGAAGATAGTCCATCAGATCCTTTATACTCGCTATACGATGGTTTCCGCTGGTATGTCCATTATTCCGGAAATGATGGAGAAGATAGAACTTGACGGAACTACCAAATATTTCAAGACCACAAAGACGGACATTGTAAACCGCATGACAGGCAGTCGCATCATGTTCCGAGGTATCAAGACTTCCTCCGGGAATCAGACAGCCAAATTAAAATCCATTCAGGGCATTACAACCTTTGTCTGTGATGAAGCGGAAGAGTGGACCAGTGAGGAAGAGTTCGACAAAATTATGCTCTCCATCCGTAAGAAGGGAATCCAAAACCGGATTATAATCATTATGAATCCCTGTGATTCCAATCACTTCATCTATAAAAAATACATCGAAAATACTCATAGGCTGGTAGAGATCGACGGAGTGCAGGTACAGGTTTCCACCCATCCGAATGTCCTTCATATTCATACAACTTACTTCGATAATATCGAGAACCTTTCTCCTGAGTTCTTGAGAGAGGTTGAAGAAATGAAAGAGAAGAATCTGGAGAAATATGCTCATGTGGTTATTGGGCGCTGGGCTGATGTAGCCGAAGGTGCGGTGTTTAAAAAGTGGGGTATTGTGGATGAGTTCCCGATGTGGTGTAAGAAAGTGGCTATCGGATTGGATTTTGGTTATACCAATGACCCTACAGCAGTTATCCGATGTGGAATCATAGACAATGCGCTATATTTGGATGAAGTGGATTATAGAACTGGATTACTTTCTGGAGATATTATAAAAACCTTGCGTCCTTGGGGTTTGAAAGTGATAGCCGATAGTGCCGACCCACGACTTATTCAGGAAATCCACAACGGAGGTATTAAGATTTACCCGGTAGAAAAGGGACAAGGTTCTGTCAATGCCGGTATAGACAAGGTGCAGGGTATGGAAATTTACATTACCAAGCGTTCTTATAACCTTCAAAGGGAGTACAGAAATTATGTTTGGGCAAAAGATAAGGACGGGAACTATATCAACGAGCCGGAAGACCACGACAATCACGGAATAGACGCTGCTCGCTATTATGTACTGGGTGAACTACTTGGCAAGATTCAGAAGCCGAAAGATTTAACAGGAATATTTACTCACTAAAATTATAGATTATGCCATTAACACTCGAAGAAATATTAGCATTGCCTGACATCGGGCAGAAGATAAACCACCTGAAGAAAGGTAGAAAAACCGAACTTCCAGACCGTTGTAAACTTTGGGACGACTGGAATCCCGAACGCCATGAAATCATGGTTGACAAAGAGAAGTACCCGGATAGAAAAGTTCTTGAAAAGGAAGCGGAAAAAGTTTTTGATGAAAAGACTGGTAAGACCTATGAAATCGAAGCACAATATAAGACTGAACCGGTAAACCGTATTTCTATCCCTTTGGAGCAAGATATTGTCAACATTCAAACAGCTTTTACGGTCGGCACAGAACCGTCTATGGATTGCACTCCGACTGATGATGATGAAAAGAAGCTGCTGGATGCGGTAAAGGCTGTATTCAAGTCCAACAAAATCAAATATCAGAACAAGAAGATTGTCCGTGCCTGGTTATCCGAACAGGAAGTTGCCGAGTATTGGTATGTCACTGATGATGATTCGTTCTGGGCGAAGTTCTGGAAGAAAGTAAAGACTACTTTCGGGGGCAAGGTTAAGCCTACCAAGAAGTTGAAAAGTGTATTGTGGTCACCATTCAGAGGTGATAAACTTTATCCGTTCTTCAATGATGAAGGTGATTTGGTTGCTTTCTCTCGTGAGTACAAGAAAAAACTCATGGATGACTCGGAAATTACCTGCTTTATGACTATCACAGACAGAATGGTCTATCAATGGGATCTGTCTAAGGGTTACGAGGAAAGAACTTCTTTCGTCCATGGATTCTCGAAACTGCCGGTTATCTACGCTTATCGTCCCGAACCTTATTGCAAAAAGATAAAGACTTTTCGGGTCCGGTTGGAGAAATTATTATCCAATTATGCTGATTGTATAGACTACCATTTCTTTCCGCTATTGAAGCTAATTGGTGATGTAGAGGGTTTCATGGGTAAGGTTAAGGATAGAATGGTCAAACTTACAGGTGAGGGTGCGGATGCTCAGTATCTGACATGGAATCAGGCAAATGACACCGTAAAATTTGAGGTAGAAACCCTCTTTGAGAAAGCATATTCTATGACGAATACACCGCAAATCAGTTTTGAAAAGTTGAGCGGTGCTGGAAATGCCTTGTCGGGAGTGGCTTTCGATTACGTGTTTCTTTCGACACATTTGCAAGTACAAAATAACGCCGAGGTGATAGGTGAGTTCTTGCAAAGACGTGTAAATTTCATTGTCTCCGCTTTAGGCGCTATCAATCCCTCGGAGTTCAGCAAGGCATCCCAAACGATAGATATTAGTACAGAAGTCGTTCCGTATCGTCTTGACAATTTAGAAGATAAAGTCAATGTAGCTGTAAAAGCCGTGTCAGGGGGTGTATGGTCGCAGCGACATGGGGTAATGTTCGCTGGCAATATTGACCGCATCGAAGATGAAATCGCAGAAATAAAAGAAGAGCAGAAAGAAAAGAGAAAGGCTGAAATACAAAAACAGAAGAAAGAGGGGGACTAACCATCCCTCTCTTTGTATTTCCAATTAAAACCACCTGCTGTTTTTTGTTTTCCATTGCAACATCTTGCAATACTCGAACTGTCTATTTGAGTTTCTCTTTCGGCTTCTCTTGTACTACCAAACTCTGCTATTATTTTGTTGTTTAAAATTTGATAGACTGTTTTTGACTTATTGTGTTCTTTACCAAGTTTACCAAGATACGCTCTCCCTTTTTTAGAATGCAAAACACGATATTTGTGCAATTGTTGATCACGATAAGTCGCCCATTCTAAATTAGTAACAATATTGTTATTACGGACTCCATCTATATGGTTTACGGTAGGTTTGTTTTCTGGATTAGGGATAAAAGCCTTAGCTACTAATCTATGAACCATACATCTATTAATTTCTCCGTGCTTACATAAAGAAACTATCCTGTATCCATATCTTAAACGTCCTCTAAGATATGATTCTGGCACAATTCTAAAACCAACAGTGTCAACTACTTGTCTTTTAAGTGATTTTACTCTGCCTAAATTTGATACCTGGTATAAACCTTCGTACCCTTCAATATCTTTCCAAATTTCGTCCATAATCATTTGATTTTAAAAGTGAATTAAAGGCAGCCATTAAAGTAGTGCGAAGACTGCCTTTGGATAATCGTGTTATCTCATCATTAATTCTACTCTGCCAATGACTGTGACACCAATGATATAGCCTATATCACAAGTACATTCATTCAGTTTAGTGACTGTTTCATCTAAGCAATCCCATTGCCCTACATCCCTTAATTCTTTTTCATCCATCGCACCAGAAACTATATTACGAGCTTGGTTTATCAAGCACATTGCTTTCAATAATTCAGAGTGAACAGCGTTGGCCTTTACTTCTTCGATGTTGATTTCTGCTTTCATAGTCATGCGATTTTAATAAGGTTACACTTCTTGAAACAACGCCAATCGCCTACCTCTGTATCAAAGTACACTTGGCAGTTTTCAGCAGTTTTCTTTGTACCTTTTGTTTCAGGTACTCTGTCGCTCATTAAAGTACCAAAGGCTTGACGTAATGTGCCATCAGTCTTTTTGAAGTAGAACTCTACTATCTTCACTTTCAAAGCCGCTTTCAGCTTCAAATTAGCCCATGCGCATTTTAGTGCTTCACTCATTGAATAACCGTTCTTGCGAACAAAAGACCATGCGAGTTGCATAACCTCTTTCATCTGACTTCTAAATTTTGTGCTCATACTACTTATATGTTTTAATTATACTACTTCGTTTAATTTGATATTGCAAAGTAAAACTAATTAGTTTAATATTGCAATATCAAAAGCAATAAATAATGTTAAAAATAAAACTGGATAGATTTATTTTAGTCGCATAATTGTATTATGTGGTATAAATATCTATTTTTGCCAAATAAAACTATATAGTATTATGGACTTTAGAACAAGGATAAAAGAACTTTGTCAAGGGCAAGGCATCACTCAAAAAGAGTTAGCGGAAAAAATGGGTATATCTGATATAAGCCTGAATAAGACTTTACGGGGAGAATACCCTCAGTTGCAAACATTAGAAAAGATTGCGAATACATTAAATGTTCCTATTGCCGAACTATTTGAAAAGCCTAATGCCAGTAATGTTATCGGCTTCGTAAAGGTAGGCAATACTGTGCATGAGGTGAAGTCTGCGGAGGATGTGAAGAATTTAGCTGGAAAACTTTAAATCAATATATTGTTATGAGTCAAGAAGATGAAAAGGACATAGAACCTGTAATAGATAAAAAGAACAAAGAACCTGAACAATTTGGAACGAGAAAGGCTTTTAAAAATCTTCCCCGAGATTTATCTCCTGATGATTTGAACAATTCTGGTACACAAAAAATGTTGCTTGCAGAGTTAGAAAGATTAGAGATAGCAAATCTCAAATTGGAAACAAAATATGAGGAGATAGGGAATAAGCTGGAAGAATATAAAGATATGTACCATAAATGTGATAAAGATAAAGCTGTTTTAGAAAAAGATATAAACCATGAGACCAGAAATGAAGTGCTTTATGCCTTTTGTTTAACTTTAGGTTCTGCTCTTTTTGGAGCTTCTTTTAGTATAAGAGAAGCTACATTCTGGTGGATAACAACTTTGTTAGGGCTTTTTATCATGTTAGGTGGCTTAATATATAAATTTAAAATTATCAAATGATGTTAGAATTTAAATATATAAAAGATAAAGGTGATCTTGATTCTGAAAGGTCTGTTTTTAAAGTAATATCAGATTGTAATTTAGGTGATTTTATTGCATTTAGAACAAAAGAGATATCGGAAGATGGAATATCCAGCAAAATAGAGTTGCCTTTTTGGTTCCCTGATAAACGCATTAAAAAGGGGGATACTGTAGTATTATATTCTAAGAAAAGAAGAATAAATGAGAAAACTAATAAAGATGGTAGCATTAGTCATTTCTTTTATTGGGGTAATGATACTCCGTTATTCTTAGAAGATGATGATAGTGTTTTGTTAGTAGAAATAAGGAGGTGGTTAGCTGGTAATTGACGATTTGAACGATAAGGTTACTACCGCTGTCTCCGCGGTGAGTGGTGGTGTATGGTCCAGACGTGAAGGCATTATGTTTGCGGGGAACGCAGATCGCATCGAAGAAGAACTTGCGGAAATCAAGGAAGAGCAGGCTGCAAAGAATCCTCAAATCGGAAATAAAGAACAGAGAAACGCTTCTTAGTCAGAAAAAATACGGGAGCTATAATTCTGGTATATGAAAAATAGAATATTTGGCGGTGGCTCTTCGGAGTTGCCGCTATTTTTGTATTTATAGTAAAAAACTGAATAAATGGTTTGTTAGTGTTCATATTATTACTATATTTGCATAGTAATTAAGTCCAAAGCGTTATGAGTTACAAATCAATTAAAGACGTTGTAACTATGTTGCAAGAAAACGGTTTTGTTCTAAAGAGTCAGAAAGGTAGTCACATGAAGTTTGAGAAAGACGGCAAAGTGGTTATTGTACCGAATCATAATAGCAAAGGCGTTGAGAAAGGCACTTATTACAGCATTTTGAGGCAAGCGGGGCTAAAATAGCCCCCTTGTTCTCATATAAAAAAGGAGGTAATATGAAAACAGTAGAAGTTATTGTAGAACACGCAGGAAAGAACTTAAGTGCTTATATTGAAGATGCTCCTGTCATTACAGTCGGTAACGACATGAAGGAGTTGGAAGATAACATGAAGGAGGCTATCGAATTGTATTTGGAAGATAACTCTAATCCTTGTGAGGTGCTTTCTGGAGAATTTGAGTTAAAGTTTAAGATTGATGCTGCTACTTTTATCAACTATTACAGTAATATCTTTACTAAGGCTGCATTGAGCCGTATTACAGGAATCAATGAACGCCAGTTGTGGCATTATGCTGCCGGAGTTCACAAACCTCGCAGGCAGCAGTTAGAGAAAATTCAGAGGGGTATTCAATCATTGACAAAGGAGTTATCGGCTATAAATTTGTTATAGTATGGTGGATGTTAGAGAATTGAAAATTGGTAATTATGTCTATTTACAAAATAGCAAAACTCCATATAAGATAACAGAAATAGGATATAGTGAGATTGAATATCCAAAATATGAAGCGAGTGGAATATCATCAGAAGCGGTATTTCGTACCTATGTAGAGAACCTTAATCCCATTCCTCTTACAGAAGAACTGTTGTTGAAGTGTGGATTTGAAAAGCATAAATGGGGAGTTGTCACTTATTATAGTCCCTTGTTTGAGTTGGACGCAGATTTCCATTTGAAGGGAGTCGATTACAATATACAAGTGAAATCCCTCCATCAACTTCAAAACCTGTATTTTGATTTGACAGGTCAAAAATTAGAAGTAAAACTTTAGGCATACTATCTTACTATATTTTAGGCGTGATTCATTCGGTTTCACGCCTTTTTTTGTCATATTTATGACAATAGTCTGATTGTCGTATATAACTATCCTGATTATTTCTCATTCTCTTTATTAAGATCGAATTTTACCGTAGAAATTTATAAATCAAATTCATACGGTATGACAATCTTAGAACAAATCTTAGCAGGGCTACAACAGAAATTCGCAGGGGTGGACACTGCTATTCTTACCCGCATTGCCACTAAGAAGGCAGAGGGTGTAACGGACGAGACAAAGGTAAACTCCATTATTGAGGGTATCAATTTTTCGGACGTGCTTAATTCCTATGGTGATTTCCGTGCCGGGGATGCTTCCAAGACCGCAGTTTCCAACTACGAGAAGAAACATAACCTTAAAGACGGTAAGCCAATCGAGACTACCACAACCACTAAAACGGAAGAGAATAAAGACGATGTGCCTGCATGGGCGCAAGCTTTAATTGATTCCAACAAGAGCCTTTCTGATAAGCTAACACAGTTTGAAACGGAGAAGGCTCAAGCAACACGTAGCCAGCAGATTTTGGCAAAGGCAAAGGAGTATGGTATTCCCGAAAACTACGCCAAACGATGCGCCATCAAGGACGATGAGGACTTGGACGCATACTTCAAGGACTTGAAACAGGAGTTCGCAAATGACGGCTTCAAAGGTGTAACCCCTCCCGAATCAGCGGAAGCGAAGATTGAGAAAGAATCTGAATCTATCGCTAAGATGATTGATGAGGGGACGAAAACTATTGTTGAACAAAACAAGAATTAATTATGTCAGCAGGATTTAAGTATGACTTGGTTCCGCCCGTTGAGCAAGAGGAACGCTACGATGTCCAGACCGGCATTCGTAGACGTGGTCCGTTCAAACTTGATACGCAGAACCTGGTAGTGGGAAGTTTTCTTCCCGGATTTACACCGATTTGTGCGGACTTGAAAAACAAGTTCGCTTATGCGGTAATCAATGTGAGAGTTGTGGAAGCCTATACCACTGGTGGAGAGGCTTTGTCTATCAAAGTAGCCAAGAACTCTTTGGCTTATGTGGGTATGTTTGTCGGAAGCGGCAAGAAAGGCGCAGAAGTAACGGCAATTGATAAATCTAATGCCGGTTATGATGTATTGACTATTAAGGCTGCTTTTGGTGAGAATATTGCCAAAGATGCTGTATTATTCAATGCGGTTGCAGTTGATGGTTTAAAGCAAAAGCATGTCGCTAATTCGGCTCTGTACAACCGTACAAAGGTTGAGGACGGAATTACATTGGTTTCATTGCTTCGTACAGCCGCAGAGATTGACCCTTCAAAATTGGTTATGCCGTTCTCCGAGAACGATAAAGCCAACATGAAGGGATGGTTTGAATTTAACGAGTAAGGAGGTAGGATATGTTTTTAACGATTCAAACATTATTCGATGATGCGAACATCGTTTCCGCTATCATCAGACGTGTGAACCAGACACGCAAGGACACAATCTATTGGCAGCAGTATCTTACTTTCCGCAGAGTAACTACTCGTGTGTTCAAGGATTATATCGGTTCTGTAACCGGAGTTATGGCCGGCTCTATCAATTCACGTTTTGGAGAGAAACCCATCCGTGAACGTCGGAACATCGGTTCCGGATATGGTGAGATTGCCTATTTGGGTGATGCTTATCAGATGTCTATTGACCGTCTTTCTGAATTGCAGGATTTGATTGACAAGTTCAATGCAGCTAAGCCAGCCGACCAAAAGGCTGCAATGGAAGAGATTGTAAACTTCCTGGCAGACGACTACCGTCAGATTACCCTTGCTGCCCACAAGCGTATGGATATTATTGTCGGTGCGCTGTTGATGCTTGGTGAAGCCACCGTTTACAACAAAGACGCTGCAATCACTTCCGGTCAGACCAATAATAAACTGCTGGAGATTACCCTTCCGTTCAATTTTATCAAGCCGAAAAGTGGAGATGTGGTTGTGGACGGAAAGAATATGTTTATCTCTTATTTGAGAGAGAAACTTCATTCCTTGGCACCGGACTATGGCGTTTATGCCAAGATGGTTATGACTCGTGCATCTTTCAACAAGCTTATTCTTGGTTCATCTGAATTTGGTGAGCAGTACAAGATGATTCTCGGCAGCAACGAAATGAAGTTGAGTACGGGATTGGTTTCCTCTTCTTTGGCTTCCGAAGTGTTCACCGGCATCGGTTTGCCGCGTATTGAAATCAAGGAGGACTACGTGAAAGACCAGACGGGAAAGAATGTGCAGATTTACGCGGATAACCGTATTACTCTGTTACCTTCTGACAACATTGGTTATATGCGCCATCATACCCCGTATGAAGCGACAGATCCAGTACAAGGACGTACTTATATCCCGTCAGAGGGGCAGATGCTTATCTCCAACTACCGTGACAAAAACGGTCGCTACATGGAATATACGGCAGAGTGGATTCCGCAGATTTCCAATCCAGATTTGATAACCAATTTCGATTTGAGCGAAATTGCATCCATCCAATCAGCATAAGGAGGTAGGATATGAAAGTAAAGGTTATATCAGTTTTCCGCGACAAGTTCACCGGAAAGTATTATACTCCCGGTGAAGTGATTGAAGTTGCTGAAGAATCTCGTGTGCTGGATATGGAGAGTCGTAAACTCGCTGAACGGGTTGAAGCAAAACTACCCGAAGTGAAAGCACCTGAAGAAAAGAAGGAGGTGAAAATCTCCCTCTTTGAGAAGGAGTTCGAGAAAAAGACTTTGGTTGATGCTTTGAAGTCCATCGGTGTACAGGCTTCCGGCAATATGAAAGAGGAAACTCTTTTGGCTAAGATTGCAGAACTGGATGAAGAATCAACAGCCAAACTGAAAGAAGCATTAGGTATCAAGTAAAAGGATAGGGTAGTGCTTCTACCCTTCCATTGTCTAATTTTATAAATCAGAAAAGAAATGAAGAATTTTATTTTTGCCATGTGTGGCTTTTTAATGATGTCTTTGGTTTCGTTGAGTGTGCAGGCATCAAGTGTGGAATCTCCCAAGTGTGAATATGTGAATCCATCGGTTAATGCCGGTTTGCCGGATATTCAGTTTATCACTTTGGAAACGGCTCCGGCTGATTGTGTTGTACCGACCATGACGCATCCCGTGTTTTTGGTTGCAAATAATCCAGCTATGATGTGTTCGATGAAAGAGGAAACGGCTATTCAAGGAAAACAAATTTCAGTCCCTAAATTACCGTTCCGATACGTGTTCGAGTCGAAATATTTGAACCATTATAGCTATACCGCATATAGCAAACTGATTACACCATATTAAGATGACGGTAAACGACTACATACAGCAGAAGTTCCAGACCTTCGGCATTAACTTGTCGGAGGCTGACCTTTTGGATATGTGTCTTACCTCGAAGATAAGCGGAGAGGATGAGATGAATGAGGATTGCTACGATCGTGTCTCTGTGGCGATGGCGAAGTTCATCCCCTCTCTTTTACTTCGGCCCACATCTATTGGGGAAAGTGGTTTCTCAATGTCTTGGGACATTAAAGGGATTAAGGACTACTATTCTTTCTTGTGCAAGAAGTACGGACTGAAAGACGAACTCAATACCGATAAACCCAAAGTCAAGTTCTTATGATATTCGCTCCACATAGATTAATGGTCAAGGTCGTGTCCGGTCCGTCATTTGACGAGGATATGAACCCGCTCCCCCCGAAAGAGGATTGGAAAGACTTTGGTTCCTGCCGGTGTGATGATAATGGCGTGATGAAGCAAATCTCCGTAAACGGGGTAATGTACGACTATAATTATCATGTTGTCTATGAGGGTGGGATACTAAATGCTGGTACCGAGGTGAGAATCCTGGACGGGGAAAGTGTGAGAGCTGAAGGAAAGGTCATCAAGTCCGGTAAGTCTAACTATTTCAAGTATGCGGAAATATGGCTGTAGATTTTGACTTCTCAGATGTTGATGCGGCCTTTGATGAGTTCTATGAAGAGGCCAAAGAAGCGATGATTGAGGTAGGAGAGGATGCTGTTCAGTACGCTAAGGATAATGGGGATTATCAGGATCACACCGGTACACTTCGAAAATCTAATGAATACGAGGTTGACGAAACAGGACTGACGCTGAAGAATGAGACAGAATACGCATCTTATGTGGAAGCAAAAGGATTTGAAGTATTGAGTGGTGCCGCCTTGGAAGCGGAGAAACGATTAAAAGAAAAGTTTGAATGATAGTAACAGGCGACATAGAAACTATTTTGGTTCGGGACTTGAAGCCGTTTGGTATCCCTACTTACAAGAAGGACGCAATACCGGAAGGGGAAGTTACCGAAGAAAGGATAACCGTTATCCCGAAAGAACCCAAACCGGGAACTTATTGGATTAAAGGTTTCGTTGAAGTTAATTTCTGTGTACCTGATATTAATGGAATGGCAAACAAAAGTAGATTAACCGAATTAGAGCGGCAAGCGTCTGGTTTACGTTCTGTTTCCTCTTTTGACGGTTCTACCTATCGTTACAAAGTCTATTCTACCCATCAAGAAAGAGATGTACCGCTAAAGTGTCATTTTGTGAATGTGAAAATAATGTTTGAAATTTTAAATGTGAGATAATTATGGCAGAGAATAAAAAAATTGTGGTGGTAAACCTTCAGAAGCTGGAGGTTGCGCCGATCGGGGCTGGTGGTGCCGAAGGTTCTGTTTTTGAAGAAGTCCCGGTAGTTCATGAGGACACCTTCACTTATGAGGATGAAGATCCGGAGGTTAAGGATTACAAAGATGTAGCTGGAAATACCTATTATTCCTCTAAAAAGCCGGGTGCGGTTAAGATCAATGCTTCTATTGGTATGTATGATCTTGAGACTAAGGCTAAATTCCAAGGTGGTAAGTTTACGGCGGGGTCAGAGAGTAAGCCGGGCACATGGGAGCGTGCCGACCATGTAGAGAGTAAAGAGTTTACCGTCCGTGCCACAACTGAAGATGGTGTGAAAATTATTTTTCCTCGTGCCGGTGTTTCTGCTTCTGGTAAAGCGAATGAAAAGGCAATTGGCTTAGCCCTTGTTTTTACGGCGTTGAAACCAACCAAAGCCGGCGTTCCTATTGAGCGCTGGGAAGACGGGGAGGATACAACTTTGGGTGGATAAGTTAATGACGAGGGTGAGCAATCACCCTCTAATATTTAAACTATGAGTGAGGTTTCAAAAAACATATCAGAGTTACTTTCCGGTACTTATGGAAAAGCTATTGTTGTAGGGGGAACAGTATATGTAATCAAAGCTCCTTCTATCAAAGTGATAATGAGGGCTACCCAATATTTAAGTAAGGTCGATTTACCGGAAAATGGTACTGTGCGGGAATTAATGAAGGTTGCTCCTGTCAATTTGGAGAATATCGTCAAGGGACTTTCATTCTTGGTGGTTGGTGATGTCCCGAATTATCAAAAAAGAGCTGAAAGCCTCGAACGGCAGATGCTTTCAGGTTCTAAAGAAGAATTATTGCAAGCGTATTTTGTCGCTTTTGAGTTAATAACCGGACGTGATTTTTTCGTAGTCTGCCAGTTAGCGATGGAGCTGGCAAATCTGATAGTAAAACCCAAGTAGTAGGAGGCAATACCATCGTAGGAAGTATTACCTTATTCATGGAAAATTTGAACCTTTCTTACAGGGAGGTGTATGAGGATCTTCCTTATCTTCTTTTGCTCTTGATGAGTGCTGATAAACCGAGGGCTGTCTATGAGGACAAAGAGAAAACTGAAGTAAAAAAGATGTCGGGAAAGGATCTTATGAGACAAAAAAGAGGAGCATGATTCTATATTCACGACAATCTTTTCATTGTCATGTATCTATTCCCATAAAATTCTACTACTTTATTGGTCTGATGTACTTTTATCCAAAACATTGATGTATGCCTAAATTAGCGTTTCACATAGAAGCTGACTATCAAAAAGTCATTAAGTTACGGGAAGAGATAGATAAGTTAAAATCTACTATTGCCGGGATGGATAGTAATACTTCTCCGGCTACTTTCCGGGCAATGGAAGTTCAACTTGCTAAAAATACGAAAGAATTGGATTCTCTTGTCACTTCCGCAGTACGTGCAGGCAATGAAATAAACCAAGGTTTTAAAAAGAAAATATTCGATGCTTCGCAAGTTGTAAACGGATTATCAGAAAAAATTATCACTCAAAAAGCTGTTATTAAAGATGTAGAGACTGATGTAAAACGACTTGGAGAGGTCTATCGTATTGCATTGAAAAGAAATCCATTGTCCGCTAATGAGAAATTGGAAGAATACAGCGCTGCACGCAAGGCCTTGGATGGAGAGAAAGCTGCTTTATTTGGATTGACGCAAGAACAGGCTAATGCACGACTATCGGTAAAAAAACTACGTGACGAGTATACTTTATATCGACAGGAGGGTATAGAGAATGTCGATGTGACAAAGCAGATAGAACAAGCGATGTCTAATGTCGGCAAAAAATTATTGGGAGGATATTCCATTAAGGAGTTTCTGTCAAACATGGTTCGTGTTCGTGGCGAGTTTCAAGCCGCAGATACGGCCATTCAAACTTTGCTTGGAAGCAAAGAAAAGGCGGATGTACTTATGTCGCAAGTACGTGAATATGCAAAGATTTCTCCTCTTGAGTTTTCTGATGTAACCCAAGCTACGCAGATGATGTTAGGCTTTAATATCGAGGTCGAGAAAGTACCACGTTATTTACAGGCTATTGGCGATGTCTCTATGGGAGATACCCAAAGGTTTAACTCGCTTACGTTGGCTTTCTCTCAAATGTCGGCAGCAGGAAAGTTGATGGGGCAAGATCTTAATCAGATGATTAATGCCGGATTCAATCCGTTACAAATCATGTCTGACAAAACAGGAAAATCTATTGCTGCACTTAAAGAAGAAATGTCCAATGGAGCAATTTCCGCAGAAATGGTACAACAGGCGTTTATTGACGCTACAAGCGCAGGCGGAAAGTTCTATCAGATGTCAGAGAACGCTTCAAGGACTATCAATGGCCAGTTGTCAATGATGCAAGATGCAATGGATGGTGTTTTTAATGAATTGGGACAAAAGTCGGAAGATGTAATAATAAAAGGGATTCAAACAACCACTTCTTTGATAAATAACTATGAAACTATTGGAAAGGTACTTGTCGGTCTGATCGCAACATACGGAACATATCGTACAGCGGTAATGCTTGTAACAGCAGCTGAAAGTAAACATACTATTGTTGAGATAGGGCTTACTAATGCTCGCATATTAGCTCGTAAGGCTCAATTAGCATTAAATGCAGCTATGATAACCAATCCATACGTTGCACTCGCTACGGTGGTTGCAGGACTTTCCGCTACAATGTTGGCTATGTCTACAAGTATCACTTCGGCAGAAAAAGCGCAAAAACGATTCAACGAAGAACAGGATAAGATGATTCAACGTGAGGAAGAACGAAAGAATAAAGTTGAATCATTAATACGTGTAATGCAAGATGAGGCAGAAACGGAATTAGCTAAAATATCCGCTTATGAACAATTACAAAAACTATCACCTGCTATAACAGGAGCATATAAACGGGAAGAGTTAGCTGTACTTGATTTAGCGGAGGCAAATAAGCTATTAAACAAAGAGCGTGACACAAATACTTATGATTCCTATATCCGGAATATAGATGAATCTATTTCGAGATTAAAGAGGTTGCGAGAAGAAAATGGGAGGCTTATAGGTGTGTCACCATCAACGGGAGTACCATTAACAGTCAACAATAATAAAGCTATTGCAGAAGAAGAGGCATATCTTAAACGTCAACAAAAAGCATTAGATGATTTCAAAAGAAAATTATCAGAGACAAAAACTGAAACTACAAAGGAAGAAACAAGGAATAAATCCTACTGGGAAAAGCTGAAAAAAGATGCTAAAGTTGCTCGTGATGCTTTGGATATTTCTAAGAAAAATTCAAAAGAATGGAATGAATATACCAAACAGATACAGGAGGCTCAGGATCAAATAGACAAATACTCCAGTTCAAATAAAAAAGATAAGAATGCTGAAAATCAAATCAAGCAACAGAAGAAATTGGCTAACGAACTTCTTTCCTTCCGCCGTCAAAATCAACAGTCCGAAATCGACTTGATGAAAGAAGGATCCGACAAGAAGATTGCCCAAATTTATCTTGACTATGACAATGAGATCGCAGCCATACTCGCCAAGGAGAAAGAATGGAAAGACGCGCAAGGCGGCAAACTGAGCAAAGAGCAGACTGTGGAGATCCGTACCGCTTTGGTCAATTCATACGTTAAACGAGAGCAATCGACCTCCAATGTGAAT